TTTTCGGGTTGCAGAGGGTGGGTTGACACCAACAAGATGCTCTGTGTGTGCGACGCCGGTCGGGAGTCCGGGGTCGCGTTCACATCATTTAACACCTATTTGTCTCAGCACGGGCCATACCCCTCTGTGATCCGACGCGCGTGAGCGCGCGTCTGGTTAAAATTGTAGTTTTACGTGTTCTACTTTCACATATACACATCCATCAATTTTCACACATTGTCTCACAGCAGCCCACCTGCAGTGTAAATAATAGAATTGTACTATACATGTGATAAATACACCATGGCTCTTTTGTCATGCTCATACGAACCTTACCAAATGTATATACCGGGAATAGAGATACCCGCAACGCACGACCGTGTCGTGTGAACCACTGTTCGGGGCTACCGCCATGCGCGGCGGGGTCTGATCGTCAGAGGAGTTGCCACGCGGTAAGTGAAAGACAGTATCGTTACAACCATGAATCCCCCTACTTTAAAATCAATCACCGAAAACGGTCAAGGCTTTCTTAAGACTGCCACCTCAGCTCCGGACTTCGAAGCCACCGATATCGAAGGTATTCCGGACAATTACAACGGCCCGTCCGTGATCAAAAAGGATTACTCCTTTGAGACGATCACAGCGGACGCCGGCAAAGCAACGTACATTGTTGTTACACCTACGGCCGGCGTGTCCTACTACACGCCACAACTCCCACCCAACACCGGCGTTCCGCTCGTTGACGACAACGTGCTTGTTGGCCATTACTTCCCTGACGCCACGGAAATGTTCGCTGGCGTCGGCAGCGTCGCCGATGTAGCGAATTCCGATCAACTTTCAAAAGGGCGTCTCATGGCGCTTAGCTGCGAGCTCAACTGTGTTAACAACTCCTTTAACCAGTATGGCACGATCGCCGCTTGGAAGACACCGCTCGCACGCACGCTCGGTGCCGTCGATCGGTCTGGATTCGACATCTCCGACAATTTGGCCATCACCGGTGCTCGCGGCCTTGTCAAGGTTGCCCTCGACTCGCAGGCTTACGTCGAGCCCGTTCGTCGCGGCGCCTATTCTGTCTCCATGAATCGGGAAGAGGACTTCGCATTCTACCCCATCTTGGATGATCTGAACCAAAATTCCGACATTGTTGCGACTTTCGAGGGTACAGAAAAGTTGCATTTTGTCGGGTGTGCCCCCGTCTTCGATAACGGATTTGACACTATCATTTTCCGCATCGATGTACCCCCTGGTTCCGTTAACCAGTCTTTCGTCCTCAAGATATGGAAGGTGTGGGAGTACCAACCGACTTTCAATAGTCTGTTGTACAACTTTTCGCACCTCTCCCCTGATGTCGACGAAGCCGCACTCGCCCTTTACCGAGAGATGTGCCGCAATCTACCAGTCTCAGTTCCAGATTCTCAGAACCCTGACTTTTGGGGAACCATACTGCAAGCCGTTGACAGCGGCTCACAGCTATTGTCCGCCGTACCAGGTCCCATCGGCGCGGTAGCCAGCGGTGTGCACTCCGTTTCCCACTTACTAAATCGTGTCCGCTCGAAGCGGACCCAACCAGGGCCCAAACCTAAGCCCGCCCGGAAGGGCAATCCTCGCCCTAAAGGAAGTAACGCCCGAGCGTTAAAACGGCCGAAGCAGCGTCCGAAGACGCGTCGCCGACGCTAGTACCCAAATGCCTCTTGTGGCATACCCACTCGAACTCGTGAATTTTATATACCGGGAAAAGAAAATGATACCCGCAACGTACAATGATGGTATGAACCGCTCTCGGGGTAGCCAGCCTTGTAGCTGGGGCCTGATCGGTGCGGAGTTGCGATGAAGCGAGAGAAAGAGAGAGAACCCCCCCCCCCCAAAATGGACCCGCCTATAGTCTATCATGACTCTAACTGCCTACACCAATCAAACGAACATAAACGAACCGAGCTTGCTTGTCACCGGTGTGCCACGTGCACCAAGGTCACCATGGAGCAGTCACGCGAGCTAACCCTTTGCACCCACGGTGCGAAGTGCATTTCTTCTGCTGCACATTATCACAGATGCGCTCCTCTCTGCGGCTACGCTAGGAGAGCGTCTGAGAAAAGAAGAAAAGCCGATCCCGGTAGACCCGCCACCATCAAGCGGGTCGACAAAGCGCCACGACACTACAAGTGTGCACTCCGCGCCCAAGAGTGCCCTGATTTGGAATGCCATCACCATAAAGGCCGCGCACCCGTCCACAAAAACGACTGCTCGATGCAGGACGTTACGGACGCATTGACAAAAGTGGAAGGGAAGGATGCCGAGGAGGCGATGAGGCTATGGGAGCAACTCACCGACCTCCCTGTACCAGGCACGAAATCCTCCCGTTTGTCACCCGACGCCCCTGTCTTCACTCCGGCTGTGAAGCGGGCCGCTCAACAATCCGCGTTACCACCGCGTCCGATGCTGCTTCCACACCAAGCGTTTGCTGCTCGCTTGGAGCGCATCGATGAGGAGAAGCTCGAGACTCCTAGATCCTCAACCATTCTTGAATATGGCACGAGTCCGGACCGTACCGATGATCGGGGAGATGACCGTAATCTTAGCACCATTTTGAATGGTGGACCTTCCTCGGAAGAGAAGAAGCTTGCTTCTGCGACTGTCATCACTCCACCCCCCGTGACCTCACTATGTGAGGTCGACGAGACGCCACCACCACCGAAGGGACCTCCCGTGGTTGATGGCCCGACACCCAGTAGCTCCAAACTGGAAGCTTCGCCTGATCACGGCCTCAGGTTGAAGAAGTACGTTGTGTTCACCACGCACAGCGTGCGAGGCCGCAAGAAACAGCGAACCTTCATTAAGCGTGCCATGCTAAGAGCAGGCCTCGCCAAGTCGCGCGAGGTCTTGCTCCACAATGAAGGAAGCGGGCACGTTACCGACAACGTGCTTGATCTCGCTCAGAGTCAGATTAGTGTGGTCAAGTACTTTTGGCAGAATTGGGAGAACAGGAACCCGGAGGTTAACGAGGATAGCATTTCCTTGTTCGCTGGTACCTTCACTCACGCTGATTATGCCTTTGTATTTGAGGAGCTGGCCAAGCACGTGCTATGCCACCCGGCCTTCACTAAGATGCAAGCCGCGTTGCTCGACGGAGTAGCGCTTCGCAAGACTGTGAGACTTCGAGTCCAGAGTCTGATCGGTGAGCACCCACTGCATCACGCTTACAGCGCCCAGCAGTCCGCGCTCAACAATACTATCACCTTCATCAACAACCAGCTTTTGCTGCGCGGCCTGCTTGATGAAGCACGGAAACCCGACCAGATTTCACCGCAGGTCGTGGATTTTCGGAAAGGGGTGGCGTTAAAAACGTCCCTACGCACCGCCCCACTTTCAAAGTCCGCTGCCAGGAAGCGAGCGTCGAGCCGTTATACGGCTTCAACGGCGCTTTCCAGGTAGTGGGCCGGACCGGGTTGCGGTTTTGGAAGGACGGACGCATCCGCTTTCCCGAACCCTCAGTTGCCGAGAAGCTTCTCGCCAAGCCTGATGGCAGTTACCACTCCCTGTTTGGGCCCTGTGTGGCTCACTCAGGCGTGGTATACGCAAACAGTAACCACAATGTTTCGCTCGCCTCCACCAGGATCACGAAAGCTCGCAACCCACTCTGCATCGGCTACGAACAAGCCATGCAGTACAACCAAAGTATGTACATAACCAAAAACAACGGCGTCTTGCACGATCTTGCACTCATGTACGCCCCCGACTTCCATGATTATACCAACATGATTCACGAAGCCGAACTCCACCATGGCGATACGCACGCTAAGCGTTTGCTCCGCATTCAAGCATGGGAGGACCTGTTAGATAACAACAACATTTTCGATAACACCTGGCACGCGCCCGGTAAAACCACAGAGTATAAAATGAAGAAATTCGAGATTGCCAAGCCCGGTAAGGTGCCACGCATGATAGGTGACCTCGGTGTCGCTTGTTCCTTGCAAGGTTTTCGGTTGACCAAGTTCATGAAAATGGCCATGGCCGACCATCCTCTGCACATCAATGGCGGGAAAATCGAGTTCGTTCCCAGCCCGGATCCCGCCACCCTCGAACGCGTCTTTGCTCAGCTCATTGAGCCCGAGGGACGCTTTTACTTCGTGTTGTTCTCTGATGATTCCTGTCTGTCCATCCGCCGTGCGGACGGGGTCATCTTGCGATATAATATAGACATATCTAGTTGCGACGCTTCTCACACCACAGAGTTGTTTTACGCGCTCAAACATTTGTTTCCACCTTTTTTACACTCCGAGGCCCAGCAGTTAATAGATCAATGCCAGGAGAACATAACAATATATGATGTAAATAATAAGCGCCGCCGTGTTACATTGAAGCCCAGCGGACCGCGATTGTACAGTGGGTCTACCTTAACCACCATCATTAATAATCTGGCCAACATACTTATAGGCCTATCCATATCACAAATTCCCAACGTTCAAGGTGCGGCCGATGTTGTCAAGGCCGCCGTTGAAGTCGGTTACATCGTGACCTGTGAAGATTGCTCCGATTGGCATCAGCTACAATTCTTAAAACACTCCCCCGTCCGTTGCACTGACGGGGTCATTCTACCATTACTCAACATCGG